TCAAATCGCCGCCATATAGAACGCCGGATTCAGATAAACGCCGTCGTGCGTAAGTTCGAAATGGAGATTCGGGCCGGTAACCTTGCCTGTCGCGCCGACAAGCGCAATCTTTTCCCCGGCATTGACCTTCTGCCCCTCTTCCACATAGATCTGGCCGCAATGGGCGTACATCGTCGCGTAGCCATCTTCGTGCTCTACGCGGAGAAACTTGCCGCTCGTGCCGTTCTCGCCGACTTCCGTCACCGTTCCGGACGCAAAGCAGACGATATCGTCGCCGGAGTTTGCCGCGAGATCCATGCCGTAGTGGAACTTTGTCTCGTTGTCGATCGGGTGCAGCCGGTAGCCGAAATCGGAGGATACTCTGGCGGAAAGCGGCTGAACGAAGGAGAACTTCGGCATGGGCGCATCGTAGGAGACATTGGCCGGAACGCCGAGATCGACGAACGGCTGCTGCTCTTCCATAAACGCTGCCATCGCCTCCTCGACGGCGGGGGACAGCTCTTCCGTGCCGGCTGGTTCCGTAAGTCCGAGAAACTCCGCGGCGTTGATCGTGACCGTGACCGGCATTGCAGCATCGTCCGCCGCCTCTGTCACACCTGCGACGGTTTCCTCCGTCTTATAGTCTGCTCTGTGGAAAGATTTTTCAACTGTACGGATCGTTTCGGATGTGCGGGCAGGGAAGAGAAGCTTCGCGGCGGCCGCCGCAACAAACAGTCCCGCTGCCACATAGATGGTTGCGCGTTTTGCACGTTTCATTCCAAATCACACTCCTGCCAAAGCGTATTCGGACGAGTCACAAGCTATGAATCCTTTTTTGTCGCTTGACTTTTCAGGCATATTTTGGTAGAGTACATCAGTAAACAAAATACGCGGATATAGTTCATCGGTAGAACGACGGCTTCCCAAGCCGTAGAGGTGGGTTCGATTCCCATTATCCGCTCCATGGGAAAACCCCTTGAAATGCTCGAAAAACGAGCAATTTCAAGGGGTTTTCGGCGTTTTGCCGTGCTGCTATTCTGCGCTGGATGGTATGGCAGATGTACGTTTTGGAGCGTTTTTTGACCCTTTTTTACTAACGGATTTACTAACGGAATAGAACCGGCGCATTTTCTTCGCGGCCTTGGAAAGATCTTTTTCCGAAAGACGAAGATAAAAATCATGAACGGTTTTCCAGTCGCTCCAGCCGCCGTGCCGCATGGTTTCTTCCTCCGACCATCCGAGATGATAGGCGAGGGAAGCGAAGCTGCGGCGCAGACCGTGCAGGCCGACCTCCGGGAGATCGTTTGCGGCACAGATCCGGTTGATCTGCCGCCGCACGCCGTCGCCGAGCGGGCATATATCACCGTTGTGATCTTGCAGGATTTCCAGAAGCCGGGGTATCACGATGGGGACGACGCGCTGCGAGCGGGCGCTCTTGTTCTCTTCCCGGCGTATCCATTCGGCGGAGGATGTATAGACCGTAGCACCGGAGACGGAGATCGTCTCGGCTTTGAGATCGATGTCCTCCGGGCGGAGCGCGAAGATCTCCGAGCGGCGGAGAGAGTGCAGCGCAAGGAGCGCGGGAAGCTCGACGGGAGTGTCGCGGATCGCGTCCACGAAGGTTAGTATTTGCGCATAGTCCAGCCACGGAGTATCGGCCTTTGGGACGACGCCGAGATCCACGGGGTCAAACGGTATCTTTTGCTCCTTGTAGGCGGCGGCAACAAAGCCGAGCTCATTCTTCAGGGTTTTCTTTGCGACGCGCTGTGATTCTGACGCAACGGCGCGCGGCCAGTTTATAGAGCGGATATCCTTATCCATGCAGCCGGGAAAAGCGCTGTTGCGGATGCATTGATAGCTTCGCCTGGTAGACGGCGAAAGCATGGGACGGTCTTCCAGATACTTATCAAGGAGCTGCCCGAGCGTGAGCCGGGGGAGCGCCTTCTCCGCTTCCAGAAACCCGGCGCGGATGGCGATGGCTTTGGTGCGGCAGGCTTCCTCCGTGGGTTCGGTGACGTTCACGCCCTCGCGGCGGAGCTGCACCGTCCAGCTGCCGGAGGGGAGCTGCCGGGGAGCGGGGATCTTGAGCTTCTTTTCCTTTTCGCGGAGCTGCTTCTTTCCGCACCAGTTGCAGTACAGCGAGTTTTCCGGGATCTCGCGGGAGCAGTTGCAGCACTTCATATCCGATCCCTCCGATGAAAAAAATAACGGCGGTATCTCACTATACACCCAATCGGCGGGGCGGGGGAAGGAAAAAAGCCGAAGAATCCGATATTTTGTAGGTATCGACAGAGAAGCTCTGCCGAAATTTGACAAAACAGCAAGGAGACGAGATCATGGAAAAGGAAATCGAACGGATCGTGCGTATTCTCAGACTGTTGGACGAGCGAAAACTGCGGGTCATATACTTCTTCGTGCTGGGGATGATGTAGCGCAGGGAGGAGCAGAGCCCCTCCCCTACAAGACTATCTTCGTGAGGTCACGAAAAAGGTAAAGAGAGAACCCGCCGGAAATTCCGACGGGTTCCTTCACGATTAAGAATACCTATTTTGAGCAAGAACGGCGTTATAGCTGCACTTGTCCGGAACGCCGATAAACCCCATGTCCACGGTTTCGCGGTGTTTTTCGATTATGCGGGTAAACTCTGCGATGTAATCTTTCTTTGTAGGATCGTCCGGCAGGCGCTTGAGAAGCATGATAATGTAGGCGAACAAGGAATTGTTCTTTATTTCCGGATTCGCCCGCAGAAAGTATGCAGGAAGCTGCACGGGCTTGGACATTCTCGTATTGTAAAGCCTCGCGGCATGAGCACATTTGTTGCGAAGGATAGTGATACAGTGTAGATGGTTGGAAAGAACTTCACGGCCGGTGCCGACAGCATTGGCAATCAGATCCTTATCGGAGTAATACATTGAGTTGTACAGCTTTGAGAGATTGGAAAACGAAAGTATCTCCGTGATGACCCAAAGAGGCTCGTGTCCGCCGTATCGCTCTCTGTGGTGGCGCATGACAAGACTGTCCCCGTAGTATTCGGCCTTGTCACTTTCGTATTTACGCATTACATCGTGATAGCTCTGCTTACGATAAAAGTTGTGCTCATCGTAATGCTGATCGTGCGGAGGAGCGCTGCAGCGTGAAAGGGAAAACCAATGAGAGATCTGCGTGCGATAGTAAACCTCTGCGATTTCTATGTATTTCCGAAGAAAGTTGCGGAGATCAGAGTCAAAATTATAAATCGCCATAAGGTCTTCAAAAGCGACATCTTTCAAATCGCTGTCATTCTGGGAAAGCCTATATGGAAGAAGGTAACCGGACAAGCGGTAATAGCTGATATGCTGGAGAACACGGATAGCTTCGCTGCGGTCGTTCACAACAAGGTGATGCTCTTCCATCTTGTCCGCCAATTCATCAAAGGGCAGCGGTTTCTTTAAGTCCATCTGTACACCCACCTATAAAGAAAGCCGAGCCATAAAAGCTCGGCTTGGCCCCCGGAGCAATTAAATCTCCAAGCAGCTCTGTTGCTATTATCTTATGGGAAAGTGTTTAAAAAGTGATTAACAAATTGTGAATAAACCGTGAACAAACGGGCGAACTGCGGCAAAAAGCGCTCATGTGCGGCATTTAACAGCGTTCAACACCGTTTTGCACCTAACTGCATCGAAAAACGAGAAAAAGAGAACGGAGGTCAATCTCCGTTCTCTTTTTCTTTTTGCAGGGCGTTGTAGGATTCGTAGACATTGCAGACGAACTCAAGCGCGGCGCGGATGGCGGGTTCGGGCGTCTTGCGCAGGGCGTCGATGAACGCGAGCACCTCGGGCGAGGCGCTCTCTTTGGACAGGCCGCCGAAGAAGCGGGCGCGATCCTCGTCCTCGGTGAGCTGCTCGAGCATATCGCCGGTGCCATCGCGGAGCCAGGCTTCCCGCACATTGAATACGCGGCAGATCAGCGAGATCACCGCATCGGACGGGGCGGAAACATCGACTTCATATTTTCCGATAATTCCGCGCTGGATGCCGAGACGGTCGGCAAATTTCTGCTGCGTGAGGTCAAGAGAATTGCGCAGCTCTTTGATACGACTGCCAACGGACATAGGCAGCACCTCCTTTCGAGGACACTTTAACAGCCTTAGAACAGAAAGTCAAGAAAAAATGTTCCAATAGAGCAAAAAAGACTTGACAAATGCACCGATAGAGCATATGATTGCACCATAAGAACGAAGCGCTGTTCCGGTTAATCGTCCTTTACGACCGGGAAAGACTCTGATTCTATCCAATGCCAAATTGTCCAGGCGAGCGAAGCTGCACAGAGAACAGCAAAGAGCACCCATCGGGCGGGCGTGGCTTTCCCGTGAGAAACGTAGAAAGTGGATCCGGCTACGCTGCACGCGAAGAACAGGACACGGTAGACGCGGGCGACCGGGAGACGGATGAAGTACTTGCCGTTGAGAATTTCAAAGAGGCACAGCACAGGAAGAAACCAAGCGATTTCAACGAGAAGGTTCACCAGATATTCATTGTTCAACGGGCCGTCGAAGAAAGAACGTGGGAGAACGTCGTCGATGAGCCAGTATGCGATTTCATTCGTACGGACTATGAGACCGAGAAACCACATGGCGAGCGGGACAAGGCCGATGAGGCAGAAGAGCGTGAAGTGATCGTTTTTCTCTGGTTTGTTCATGATATCAAATCCTTATGTTGGGAGGTGAGTGGGGTGAGAAAAGACAAGCTCAATCCGAAGGCAGCAAATCTGATAGCGGAAGCTCTGGATGCCGATGAGCGTACTGAACGCTTTCTTCGACAGATGATTCCGAGTATAGGTCTGCAAGAGAAAGTTGCGGATGAAGATTACGAAGCACCTCAAGAACCTTGAAGTTGACGAGAGCCTCGTCGGAAATGTCCCAGATGAGATGACAAAGCTCCTCGGCGAGGACGGTGTACAGAAAATCCGTACCGATAAGCGGAGCGAGGTTCGGGAGCGGGTAAATCGCCAGGCGAAAGCATATAGCGCGTTCCGGACTGTCAAGCGAAATTGTAAACGACTCTTCGCCGAGAAAAAAGCAATGAACCGGCAATCTTCCGATGATCCGGTTCTCTTTTTCCAACTGATCGGCAACGGCGCGGAAAACATCGTATAGAGCGCAGCTTATCACATCCGGGAGCGGAGCAGTTGTGCGAAGAATGATCTTGTCTGCAATGCGAGGATCTACGACGGGGCCAGAAGATGCGACAGAACCGATGAGCTGAGACATAAAACATACCTCCTTTTCTGAATATTTCACTATATCAGAAAAGGAGGGGAAAAGACAAGAGATAGGAGGCAATGCAAATGGGCGAGGAAAATTCGGCGCTGGGAATGCCACTGCGGATGCTTATGAACCCGGAGATAGAGGAGCTGAAGCGGCGCACGGACGCGCTGGAGAAGCGCACGGCGGCGCTGGAGAAGGAAATCGTCCTTCTCGTCTGGGCAATAGCGGCAGCAGCCGCGGCGGTGGCGGCGGTGCTGCTGGTGTGCATGTAAGGAGGTGAGGAAATGAGCGAGGAAATCAAAGTGATGATCGAGGACGCCGTGCGGAAGCTGGAAACGCTGCCGCCGATGCAGCAGAGTCTGTGTGTCGGGTTCGTGCTCGGAGCGGGCGCGACCGAGAACACCAAGAAGGACGAGAAGGAGGCAGGGTAAATGCCGAGAGTTCGGCTGGCCGTTCCGGCGGAGCAGAGGAAGATCGAGGCGGATCTCACGGAGCACTGCACGGGCGGCGCGCGATACGCCGACATGACGCAGATCGGGCGGTATCTCGGAATTGAAAACCGGAGGATCGTCGCGGAGTTTCTGGACGGGCTGCCATGCTTCCAGCGCGGCACAAAGAAGAAGTGGCGCGTGGACGATCTGGCGGCGCGGATTTTGGAGGCGACGAAATAGGGGGGACAATCCCTCCGGCGGCGACGCCGCCACCTCCCTTTGCACAAGGGAGGCTTAACCCCTCCGTCAGCCTTCGGCTGACACCTCCCCTGTTAGGGGAGGCAAGGGAGCTTCGGGAGACATTTTTGAAAGGACTAAGAACGATGAAAGGCATTTGTTTTCTGTGCGGGAATTATGAGCAGCTTGAGGAGCACCACCTTTTCGGCGGGGCCCGGCGGCCTGCTTCCACGAAGTACGGACTCACGGTGCACCTGTGCCCGTGGTGCCACCGGATCGACGCGGACAGCGCGCACCGCTCCGGCAAGACCGCGGAGCTGCTGCACCAGTACGGACAGCACAAGGCGATGACCGAACAGAGGTGGAGCCGCGAGGAGTTCATCGCGCACTTCGGGAAGAACTATCTCGACGAGGCGCAGATTTGGGGGATCGAGCACCCGGACGACAGCTGGGACAACGAGAGTGCCTTTCAGCTTGTGGAGGAAGGGGCGGTGCTGCCGTTTTGAAGGACGAATACATCTGTTATCGGACGCAGTGCAGGTATCATTCCGGCAATGTGAGCGGGTCTGACGGGAGCTGCAACTACTTCTTCATCACCGGCGAGACCAAGACGAGCCTGGGCGAGGCGGACATCACGAGGAAATGCGGGCTTTATAAGCCGGGGACGGCGCTGCGGGTACGGGCGCAGCCGGTCGTGCTGCGCGGGAGCTCTCCGAGGAGGGAACCGAAGCAGCGAGCGGGGCGGCTTTACGACTGGGCGCAGTTCCGGGCACTCTGGGAAGAGGGAAAGAACGACCGGGAGATCGCGCGGACGATCGGATGCAACCCGGACACGGTGCAGAAGTGGCGGCACGGCGCGGGACTCCCGCCGAGATACCGGCAGGAGATCGACCGAGTGCGGCTGAAGGAGCTGTGGGAGGCCGGGATGGACGATCCGCACATTGCGAAGGAGCTCGGCGTTTCGACGATGTCCGCATGGCGGGCGCGAAACGGGATGGGACTCCCAACGCAGAAAGAGAGGGCGAAGGAATGAAAACGTGCAGGGGATGTCCGCACATCGCGCTGGACCAGTGGCCGCAGGGGAAGCAGGCGGTGCGCTGCCTGTACACCGGGAACGGAGATAGGTTCGGGCGAGTGCTGCACGTTGTGCGCGAAGGAAATCCGCATCCGGACAGTGTGAGGACGCCGAAGTGGTGCAAAAAGGAACGGGACGGGGACGACAATCCCTCAGTCTCGCCTACGGCGAGCCAGCTCCCTTTACACAAGGGAGCCGAACCCCTCCGTCAGCTGCGCTGACACCTCCCCTGTTAGGGGAGGCAAGAGCGTGGGCGGGAGCCTTAGAAAGAAAGGAGAAATTCAATGATTCCGAAAGAGACGAAGTGCAAGTACTGCGGGCGGCCGGTTTTGTTCGTGCCGGGGCCGCGGGGGCTTTTATGCGTGGAGGCGTCGCTGACGCCGTACCGCTTCCGCCGAGCGGCGGAGAGCAGCGACGGCATGGTGACGCTCTACACCAACAGCGGCACGCCGCTGCCGGTGATCGAGTGCGAGGAGGACGAAATGTGCGGGGCGGCGCATAAGTTCCATTTCTGCCCGAACAAGAAGAGAGAGAGGAAAACGAAATGAGCAGGAGCAAGGCAATGTTTATCACTACGATGGTGATGGCGCTTCTGGCGGCGGTGATCTACTTCGTATGGCGCTACGGGCGCGGGTTCGGCATCATCGAGGCGCTGTTCGCGCTCTACGGCTACGCTTCCTTCGCCGCCGACATCTGCCGGTGGATGCGTCTGCCGGACGCGGCGATCCTCCAGAGAGGCGGGCGGCACGGATGAAGGCTTGCCCGTTCTGCGGCGCGGAGGCGCGGCGCTCCATAGCCCCGGCGAAGGGGCATCCGATGGGGACCTACATCGCCACGATCCGCTGCGGGAACCCGCACTGCGGCGCGGAGATGCACACGCTGTATCCGGCGCCGCCGTGGACGAAGGACCCCGTGCGGCAGGCAAGGCTTGAGATCTAGAGACGGTGGAACAGGAGGTGCGGGAATGGATGAATACATAAAGCGCGACGGGCTGCTTCGTAAGTTCAACATTGATGACATGATGAACGTAAACGGAACGTTGATTTCTCTGCGTGAAGCGCGAGAGGCGATTTCAAACTTTCCGGCTGCTGACGTTGTGCCGGTGGTGCGGTGTGGAGATTGTAAATACAGCACACTACCCAGCATGCAAACGCAGATATATGGGAAGCCAGGAACGCGAACTTGCCACAATAAAGAGTCACCGTGCAATAGAAGAAATGTGTTTTCCGATGATTTTTGCAGATATGGGGAAAGAAAAAACGATGCAGATGAACCGGATGGAGCATGACCTCTGGGTGCGGGCGGTGTACGAGCTTTGCCGGGCGTGTCCGTTTACGGCCTGCCCCGGACAGACGAAGTGCGTGAGGCTTGCGGAGCGGATCGTGGAGATGAAGGAGGAGCTGAGAGGACAGACGTGAAGGAGCGGGTTTTATGGGCTTGCGGGGCGTGCGCCGTTGCGGCGGCGCTGCTCGCGGTGCTGGGGGTGATCTTTTGAAGAAGAAGCGAATGAGCTACGACGAGATCGTAAAGTATGTAGAGAGCACAAAGCGCCGCTGGGACAGGCTGGATGTTGTGTGCTTCCTGATTGGATATCAGGGCAATGTGAACGCCGACGACTGGGAGAACATTGCCAGGCTGTACAGTGAAAAAATTATCGATTAGCCGAAACGGGCGGAAGGACCGTCGCATGGGGATGGCTGCCCATGCCTGAGGATGGCAGGCCGGAGAAAGGATGGATGTGTATGTCAGCTGTGGAAAAGATCGAGCGGCAGCAGGCGAAGGAAAAGGGGCGCACCGCCGCGTGGATGGTGGGAGAGCAGCTTAAGGACATGGCCCGGCGGGAGCCGGAGAGCGCGGAGCTGCTCGACAAGGATCTCGATATCCCGGAGATGAGCATCCAGCAGGCCGAGAAGAAGATCAAGGCCTACGCGGACGCGCACAAGACCGGGAGCTTTGCCTGCGTGACGCCGGTGGAGGCCGAGAGGATCTTGCGGGAGTTTTACGGATTGACGGCTGGTGAGAACCCCTCCGACCGCTTCGCGGCCACCTCCCCTGTCAGGGGAGGCATGGGGGATTTTGAGGGCGACAATGGGGGCGACGTCGGGATCATCGATCTGGGGGCGTTTTTATGACGTTATCGGAAACGCCGCCGGAGGGGCTGCTGGACTGGATCAAGGCGCAGGATCTCCAATGGCGGGACTATTTCATATACCGCGCCGGATGGCAGACGGATCCGCTGACGGGGCTGCGGCACAAGTGCGTGGACGCCGTATGCTCGGCGTGCGGGGAGACGGTGAAGCTCTACTATGTGCCGGGCGGGGGCTGCGGGCACGCGGGATACAGCGCACCGTTCGGGTTTCTGCATCCAGCGAGCGGGGACGAGCTCGCGAGCGGCGACAAGCTCGCCTGCCCGATGTGCGGCGAGGAGGTCGAGGCGAAGCATGTGTCCTCGGCGCAGCGGCTTGCGCGGTACGTATGGCCGATGACGGCGGAGGCGCGGGGCGGGAAGCTGCTGCTCTATCTCTGGCGGGTGTGCCGGGACGTGGAGAAGAGCGGGCGCGTCACATGGCGCGTTGACCCGTGGGAGGTGTACGCCTTCGGCGGGACGAGCGCCGCGCGCTGGCGGCACTGGAAGAAATACATGTACTCGACCTACATTCTCCCCGGCTGGGAGGAGCGGAAGCGGTTTGCCGACACGATGTTCGACGTGGATCTCGTGTACTGCCCGGAGGGGCTGGCGAACATATACGCGCAGACGGAGTGCGCCAACTGTAAGCTCGAGACATATATGGGCGTGGAGACGGAATACCGCTTCCCGGTCGCATGGATGAAGATATGGCAGCGGCACAGGAACGCCGAGGCGCTGACGGCGCCGAATGCAAGGAAGCTCGCGGCGGCTCTCATCGCCGAGGGGAAGCGCTCTCCGGTGTATAACAAAAACTGGTCGGAGAAGACCGACGTGCTGCACGGCGTGGACTGGAAAAGGAAAAAGCCGCACGAGCTGCTGCGGCTGACGAAGGAGGAGCTCAACTACTTCAACGGCGCGGAGGACGCGCAGAAGCGCTTGAAGGCGATGCTGCTCGCGCGGAAATATAACGTTCCCTGCCGTCTCGGCGAGGAGGTCACGAAGGTGACGGAGGGGCAGCAGGAGGACTTTTTGAAGCGCGGGGTGCTGCCGGGCAAGGCGGAGAGGTATCTCGACCGGCAGGCGGCGCGGTATAAAAGCCGGCTGTGGCCGGGGTATCTGCTGGACTACTGGACGATGGCCGAAAGGCTCGGCGAGAATCTCACCGAGCGGGACGTGATGTGGCCGCAGAATCTCAAGCGGGCGCACGATCAGATGCAGGAGCGGCAGAAGGCCGAGGCCGCCGAGAAACGGCGGGAGGCTTTTCAACAGCGCTATGAGCGCATGAAAAAGTACGCCTTTGCCGACGGGGACATTCTCATTCGACCGTGCGGAACGGAGGAGGAACTCATCGCCGAGGGCAAGGCGCTGCACCACTGCGTCGCCTCCTACGCCGAGCGGCACGCGCGGGGAGAGCTCACGATCTTCTTTATCCGGCGGAAGGACAAGCCGGATGAGCCGTGGTATACGCTCAACTTCAACGAGAAGAAGCTATCGGTGACGGAGAACCGGGGCATGTGCAACTGTGCGCGCACCGAGGAGATACAGAACTTTGAAAATACATGGCTGGAGTGGATACGCTCCGGCCGGAAACGGAGGACAAGCGCAGCGTGAATGATTTGGTAAAAACGGAGGACATGACGCCGGAGCAGCTCGGCGGCGAGATCCGGCTGCTGACGCGGCAGGCGCGGCAGATGGTGCTCGAGTACGGCATCCAGATCGGGTACCGGCTCCAGCTTGCGAAGGACAAGGTAGGCGAGGATTTCGCCGGATGGGTAGAGCGCGAGACGGAGATCAGCAAGTCAAGCGCGTACCGGTTCATCAAGCTCTACAACGAGTACGGATCCGCGCAGGGGTCGCTTCTGGGCGTGGAGAGCATTTTCCCAACGTTGGGAAAAATCAGTGTTTCCAATGCTTTGCGGCTTCTTGCCGTGCCGGAGGAGGAGCGCGAGGACTTTGCCCGCGAGGTGGACGCCGAGCACATTTCGGCCCGCGATCTGGAGGAGGCGATCCGCGAGCGGGACGAGGCGCGAAAGCATCTCGAGACGGCGGACAGGGAGCTCGGAGAGACACAGAAGGCGCTACGGGACACCGAGGCAGAGCTTGCCGAGACGAAGGACGCGCTGGAGGACCAGCGCGTGAAGCGCGAGGACGCCGAGGACGCGGCGCAGAAGATGGAGGCGATGCTGCGCGAGGCGGAGAGCCGCCCGGTGGAGGTAGCCATTGACGAGACGGCGGTGCAGAGAGCCGTGGAGGAGGCGAAGGCCGCCGCCGCGGAGGAAAAGAAAAAGGCCGTGGCGGAGCTCGAAAAGAAGCTGAAGGCCGCGGAGAGCGCCGCGAGGGACGCCGGGAAGAGCGCGGGCGCGGCCGCGGAAAAGGCACGGGCCGAGGCCGAGGAGCTGCGGAAGCGGCTGGCGGCCGCGCAGAGCGGGGCAAACGAGGTGATTTTACTCGTGAAGCTCGCGCAGGAGAACTTCAATCTGGCTGTGGAAAAGCTGCATGTGATGAAGAGCACGGACGGCGAGACGGCGGACAAGCTGCTCGCGGGGACGAAGAAGATCCTGGAAACGCTGATCGGGAGGTGCGGATAATGGCGTTTGACGATGCGGCGCTGGAGCGGGCGCTCAGGGCGGAGACGAAGGGCGGGCTGACGCTCTGCGGCGGTGTGAGCGAGCTGACGGTGATCGGCTGCGGGTGGATGGCGGTCATCCCGGAAATTGAGCTGCGAGACCGTCTGCGCGGGACGCTCGGAGCACTGGTGGAGATGCTGGGGTATATCCCGGGCATGGAGACGGTGCAGATCGTGCGGAGCAAGGGAGCATTTGTCGTTAATACCGTGCTGCCGGAGGTCGTGGGTGAGGAGATCGCCGGGTACATAGTAGAAGAAGACGAGGAGGAGATCCGCCCGACCGGACTGCGGCTGGGGCTGGACTTCCTGATGCAGAAGAAAACTGGAGAGATCGTCGGAGTGACACAGCGGGGCGCAAGTCTGGGCGTGCGCCGGTACTCAATTACGCCGAACGGGATCGTCCGGCAGGAGGACGGCGACACCGGCGAACGGCTGTACCGCCGCGGCTATCGCCCGCGAGAGGACACGGACAGCGAGGCGACGCTCCGAAAGTGGCGGCATTTGGAGGCAATGAGCTGGTGCGATTGGGACGCGCCGGAGGAATAAAAAACAAGGAGGATAAAAACATGGATTTCAAAAATGCACTCGAGGCAATGAAACACGGGGAGGCGGTGAAGCTGCCGTCGTGGGGCGGCTTCTGGCGATGGGATGCCGAGAAGCGGACCATCATCATGCACACCAAAGAAGGAAAGGAAATGGACATCCGCGAGACGCAGGTCGTGGAATACACGCTGCTGAACGTCCTGTCGGACGAGTGGGTGATTGCCGGGCTTGAAAACTGCCCGGCGCTCGGCGGCATAGCGCGCTTCTCCTTCAGCGAGGCGATAAAGTTTGTCAAGCGCGGGATGAAAGTACGCCGAGCCGGGTGGAACGGACGAGATCAGCACATCGAATTGGCGATAGACATCCGTTACTACAGCGCCACGGACGCGCAGCCTCGCAATGCGTACCATGAGGACATAGGCAGCAAGGCCATCGTGTTCTGCGGGACGCGGGGAGAGCAGATCGGCTGGCTGGCGAGTCAGGCGGACATGCTGGCGGAAGACTGGATGCTCTGCGAATGAGGTGTGAAGAGTGCGTCAACTGGCCGCCGAGCGCAATGGGTAACAAGCCCTGCTGTTTCTGCTATCCGGACACGCCGATGAACTATTTTCAAAGGAAGGAGGAACAGAAGAACATGGGAAACACGGAATTTACGGAAAAGGCAAAGAAACTCGTGCGGGAGTATACCGAATACAACACGCCCGACGCACCGGTGTTTGAGGTGTACGTTGTGTGGAACGCCTACATCCTCGGAAACATGAAGGCGCTGCTTTCGACGACCGTTGAAGACGGTATGTACTACGAAGTCACATTCAACAAGGCGAAGAACGAGATCTATCTGGACGCCTACAAGCACGCCGAGAACATCTGCTACAC